TATTAAATCTGATTTTGATATTAATCAAAATCAACTTCCAAGAGGTGGTCTAATTGTTTCACTTGGTTCTACACCTGGTCTAGGATATGCTCCATTAGTTGGTGCAAAAGTAAGAGCAGTTTTAAATGGATCTGGATCTATCGTAAGTGTAACTGGTATTTCTCACACAGGACCTGGTCAATCAATTAGTACAGCATCATATAACAACCAAACTGGTATTATTGAAATAACAACCACAACTGATCATGGTTTTGTTGGTGGTGATAGAATTAAATTAGTTGGGCTAGGATTTACTTGCCCATCTGGTGCTGGAATTGTATCATATTTCCCATCACGCGGATTAGATTATTCTTATGATATTGTTAACATTATTTCTGCACAGTCATTCACTGCAAATGTTGGAACTAGTACTTTACCACACAATTACATTGGGTTTGGTACGGTATTCCCTTGGTATGATTTAAACTATGGATCTGGATATAGGGGAACTGTTTCAATAGGCATTACAGACCCCAATCATATAGGCACAGGGGCATCAATTACCGCAACTGTTGGCGCTGGTGGAACATTATCATTTACCGTTGTTGGTGGTGGTTCTAGTTACGTTGAACCATATATTAGTATTCCAGAACCAATATACGAAAATCTACCCGTTATTGGAATTTCTAGGGTTGGTGTTGGATCAACAACTGCAACTGGTTCAAACTTATTAATGAATATTAAAATTGGTCCTTCCCAATCAAATGTTGGAATTGGATCAACATTATTCGTTGTAGAATCTTTCCAAATATCAAGACCAGGATATGCATTCCAAGTTGGAGATGTATTTAAACCAATTGGTCTTGTGACTGCAAAAGATTATGTACAACCATTAGAAGAATTTAAACTTGAAGTTGTTGAGACTTTCCAAGACTTTTTCTCTGCTTGGTCATTTGGTGAAATGAATTATATTGATAGTATATCTACACTACAGAATGGTACTAGAACAAGATTCCCACTTAATTATAATGGTCAATTATTAAGTTTTGAAATTGATGAGAATAATCCTCTTTCTAGTGCAATCAATCTTGATTCCGTACTTTTAATATTCGTGAATGGAGTAATACAAGAACCAACTTATGCATATAGATTCTTTGGTGGAACATCATTTGAATTCACAGAGCCACCAAAAGCATCTGATAAGGTTGATATTTTCTTCTACATTGGTCAAAATGGTGTTGATATTTCTCTCATCGATATAAATGAAACTATAAAAATTGGAGATGATGTATTTGTTAGGAAAACACCTTTCTATCCTTCGATATCAGATCAAGAAAGAGATAGAACAATAGTTGATATTATATCTGCTGATACTATTGAAACTGATCTTTATGTTGGAGCAGGTATTAATGAGCAAACATATAGACCAATAGAGTGGATTAAACAAAAAGTAGACAAATATATTAAAGGAGACGTTGTTTACAAAATACGAGATTCTCTTGAACCATATGTTTATCCAACTGCTAAAATTATTGGTGATATTAATCAAAATTCCACTAACATTTTTGTGGATAATGCAGAATTCTTCAATTATGAAGAGAATAATTATGGAATTACAATAACTTCTGTTGATGGATTAATAGTTCAAGGTACAGATCCCGTTGCAGCAGCATTTACTGCAACAGTTTCGGCAGCAGGAACTATATCTGCAATCACCATTACTAATCCTGGGTTTGGATATTCAACTAATGTTCCTATTAATATTGCCAATCCAAGAGTTGGTATCTCAACATTCGTATTAGATGATTATGGATTAGGTTCTGGAATTGGAATTGGATCTACTGCAACTGCTATTGCAAATGTTTCTGGTGGAAAAGTGGTTTCAGTAACAATCACCAATCCTGGATTTGGATACACGATTGCACCAAATTTAATAAGTGGAGTTCCAGAATCAGTTACAGAGAAAATTGCAGGAATTGCAAATGTTCAAGGATTTAGTGGTATTATTACTGGAATTAGTACTACAACAGGAACTAATGGACATCCATTAGCATTGAAGATTAATTTTACTGCATTTTCTTCGGATGCCAATGACTTAAAAGATGATAGTACTAGTCCTACTGGAGTAGGATATCCTATACTGATCTATGGAACAAAAATTGGAACTGGTGTTACCTCTGTGTATGACAATGATGCCTCTATTGTTGGAATAGGGACTAGTTTCTTGGATAATGTTTACATAGTTAACCAAAAAACAAATTTTGGACCTAGGGCCGAGATAATCTGTAATATTAAATCTGATAGCAACGTTGTTGGATTGGCATCTACAGGATTCTATAATTCTTTAAATACAGGTCTTACAACTTCTCTTGGATATATTTCTTGGGGTAGATTATATAATTTCTCTTCCAGAACTAATCCAATTTCCATTGGGGTTACTGGTTTAGTTGTTGATTCTGGATTATCAACATTCCCAACAATACAAAGAAGGACATTTGGATTAAGAAATAGTGGTGCGATTAGAAAGTTTTCTAATCTATCGTAACAGGATATAAATACATAAAAAACGTTTAACAATGTCAGCACTTGTTACTGATCAATTTAGAATTTTGAATGCTAGTAACTTTGTGGATTCTGTTGAGTCTACAAACAATTCATATTATATTGCCGTTGGTTTACCAAATCCCACTATTGTTGGTTTTGGAAGATCTACATCTTGGAATACTAATCCTCCTTCACCAATAGATAATTTTTCATATGTGGAGCATTATGCAGATTCTATTTTGTATGGTAAAAGAATAACTTCTGCAAATATTAGAAGAATAGTTAGAAGAATAGATTGGACTGCTGGAAGTAGATATGAAATGTATCGTGATGATTACAGCATTCTCAACCCAAGTCCACTAACTAATTCATCTAGATTATATGATGCAAATTATTATGTAATGAATAGTGATTATAGAGTTTATATTTGCATTGAAAATGGATCTAGCGGTACAAATCCAAAAGGTAATGTATCTCAAGATGAACCAACATTTACTGATTTAGAACCATCAAGAGCTGGTGATAGTGGTGATGGATATATTTGGAAATATTTGTTTACAATTTCCCCTAGCGATATTGTTAAATTTGATTCTACAGAATATATAACCGTTCCAAATGGTTGGTTAACATCTACCGATTCTCAAATACAAGCAATTAGGGAGTCGGGAGATTCCACAGTAAATGATAATCAAATTAAAACCGTATATATTGAAAAATCAGGTTCAAACTATTCAAATGGTTTAGGACAAGAATTTAATATTCTTGGAGATGGAACTGGGGGTAGAGTAAGAGTTGATGTTGAAGGTGGGGAAATAACAAATACTATTGTTACTTCTGGTGGAAAAAACTATACTTATGGTTTAGTTGATCTTGGATCAATTAATTTAAACTCTACAGGAACCAGTGCTAAACTGATTCCTATTATTCCACCTTCTAACGGTCATGGTTATGATATCTATACTGAGTTAGGAACAGATAAAGTTTTACTATATGCAAGGTTTGATGATTCAACGAAGGATTTTCCAATAGATACCAGTTTTGCACAGGTTTCTATTATAAAGAATCCAACCACATTTGGATCTTCAACAGTATATACTAATAATACTTTTACTGGATTATATTCTCTATTATTTTCATCTATTACTGGTAGCCCAACAATTGGTGAAAAAATAGAACAAATAGTATCTAATGGAACTGGTAGAGCAGTTGGATATGTTGCTTCTTGGGATAGTGAAACAAAAGTTTTAAAATATTTTGTTGATCGTTCATTATATTACAACCAAACGACATATGATCAACAAGATTATGTTGGAATTTCTACAAATGGTAGACTATATTCTTTTGAATCCTCCGCAAATCAAGTTATTGGAAAAACATCTGGATTTTCAGCTTCAATATTTACAGGATTTTCGGGAATATCAACAAACCCAACAGGTACAAAACTAATTAATCTGGGTGTTAACTTCACTTCTGGGTTAGCAACTCCTGAAATAAATAAAGGATCGGGAGATATAATTTACCTTGATAATAGACCTACAATTAGTAGGAGTTCTCGCCAAAAAGAAGACATCAAAATAGTACTGGAATTTTAAAAAATGCCACAAAAGACTAATCTCAACGTAAGTCCTTATTATGATGATTTTGATAAGGCAGATAATTATTATCGAGTTCTTTTCAAGCCTGGATATCCAGTTCAAGCAAGAGAATTAACAGGTTTACAGTCTATTTTACAAAATCAAATAGAATCTTTTGGAAGTCATATTTTTAAAGAAGGTTCTATGGTAATTCCTGGGGGAATTACTTGTGATAATGCATTTACAACTATTAAAGTAAATCCAGACCATTTAGGCATTGATATTACAGTTTATCTCGATGCTCTAAAAAATGCAAATACCGGAAGAGGCACAAGAGTAAGAGGTCAAACTTCGGGTGTTGTTGGTACTATTAAGGGGTATCTCTTACCACCTGAGGAAGGAGTTGAGCAAATAACACTATTTGTTAAGTATCGTGATGGTGCTGATGATGGAGAAGGTATAGAATTTGTAGACGGGGAAGTTTTATTACTTGAAGAAAATATCACTTATGGTAACACCACTCTTAATAGTGGAGATTCTGTAATAACTTTAATATCAACAAATTCTGCTGCAACTGGATATGCAGTTGGAGTTTCTCAGGGTGTATATTTTATTCGAGGAGTATTCCTTGATGTTCCAAATACACAAATTGTCTTAGATCCTTATAATAATGAACCATCATATAGAGTTGGTTTTGATATTCTTGAAGAAATTGTTACTTCTGATGATGATACGGAATTAAATGATAATGCAAAAGGATTTACAAATTATGCTGCACCTGGTGCAGATAGATTAAAAATTAGTATTAAATTATCTAAGAAGCAATTAACTGATTTTAATGATACAAATTTTGTAGAGTTAGTTAAAATTGATAATGGCCAAATTAAAAAATTACAAAATAAATCAGAGTATAGTGTAATTAAGGAATATTTTGCAAAAAGAACTTTTGAAGAATCTGGTAACTATGCAGTAAATCCCTTTACCATATCTGTTGCTAATTCTTTAAATGATGAAATTGGTAATGGAGGTCTTTATCCCGAAGGACAGAAAACTGAACAAGGAAATATTCCATCTGACGATTTAATGTCAGTAAAAATATCTGCCGGAACTGCATACGTTAAAGGATTTGACATTGATTTAGTCGGTGGCGCGGTTGTTGACGCACCAAAACCAAGAACAACTAGAACAGTTGATAGTGCTTTGGTTCCTTTTGCGATGGGAAGTCTTCTGAAAGTTAATAATGTTTATGGGGTTCCATATTTAAATATTGGAGCTTCTCAAAGTGGTGCTCAGACAACACAAG